AGCGCCGCGTCGTTGGGGATCCAGATGGTGTCGGGGCTGATGCCCAGCACCTCACCGTTGTCGCCCCGCAGGTTCTGCATACGGGTCTCCACCTCGCCCAGGTTGGCGGCGGTGAAGTTGCCGGCATACAGGTTGGTCTGCTGCGCGCCCTTCACCTTGGCCGGGTGGGTCTTGGAAAACAGAGGCTGGCCGTCGGCGCTGGAGCACTTGAAGCTCTTGGCGCCGAAAGCCACGGTGGTGCCCTGCAGGCCGCCGGCATAAAGATACCGGCCAAACTTTTCCTTTGTGCGGTAGTAGCTGGTGATCAGCTTGTTGGCCCGCTGCCGCATAGCACCCAGCTGGGCGTCTTCCACCAGTTCCTTCGTCACGGCGAAGGAGTTTTTCCAGGTCTCGTTGACCAGGCTCTGGAGATACCCGGCCGAGAAGTCCGACTGCGGATAGGCGCCGCCCTCGCCCACGGGCACGAAGTCGTCCATGGCCGTTTCGCCGCTGTAGCCCTCGGCCCAGTGCTCGCTCTTCTCCATCCTGAAAAGCCTGTTCAGCACGCTCTCCTGCTCGAAGGCTTCGGCGCGCTTGAGCAGATAGGACTTCATGGGGACCTGCACCTTTCCGAAGATGGTGTCATTCAGGCCGCTTGCGATAGATACGGTGATACCGCCGTTAGTCATGGTTCATTCCTCCTCTCTCAGAAGCGGCACACAATGCCGCTGCCCACGGTCTGGCCCTCAATGGCCAGGATTTCCGCCACGCCGCTGGTCTTGGTGGCCGTCAGCGTCAGGCCGTCGGTGTGGATGGTCACCTTGTCGCCCACCGCCAGGGTCACGCCGTCACCGGGGGCCACGCCCAGGGTGGTGGCAAACGCCTGGTGCTTGCCCACATGGATGCAGGGCACCTGGCCGTCCTCCGCAGGGCCTACCGCCACATACTCGGGGGCGGTGGTGCCGCTGCACTTGGTCACCTTGCCGGAGGCGATCTTCAGCGCCTCGCCCACCACATAGACCTCATTGGTCGTGGCGGGCATGTATTCGATGGGGTCGGTGAGACCCACATCGCGTTTGCTCGTCTTAAACATGTCGTATCCTTTCCGCGCCCTCAATGGGCGCCGTCAGCGTTTCGCATACTCGCGTACGCTCTGTTGATTTCGTCGTCGGTGGCGTCGGGGATAAAGGCCCGGTACTCCCGTTTCTCCTCCGCCGTGGCCACATAGGGCGCATTGGCGTTGCTTGCCTTGGGGGTAGCCAGATGGCCGGTGCCCAGCGCCGCCTCCGCCCCCTTGCGCCAGGCCGCTTTCGCCTGCTGGCCCTGCAACGCCTCCCGGTTTGCCAGGAAAAAGCTGTCCTCGATGCTGATGCCCTTACCGATCAGCTCGGCAAACCGCGCCCCGGTGGGCATGGCCACAATGTCCTCAATGGAGTGGACGTCGGCGCCGTAGGCTTTTCGGATGTTTTCCACCCCCGCCGCGATAGCGGCCTCCGCCTGCTGGGTGTACGCCTTCGCCCGGGCCTCCATGTCGCTGGCCTGGCGCATCTGCTCCGCTCTTGTCAGCGGTGCCAGGCGGGCGTCCACAAGCTGCTCGATCATGGCAGGGTCTACCCCCGCGGCCTGGAGCTGCTGCTGGGCCTGCTGCTGCCTGGCCTCTCCGATAAAGCGGAGATAGCCCGCCTCGGAGTCGATGGGCTTGCCGGTGGCGGGGTCGATCTGAGTCCCGAAGATTGTGGCATATACGCCGTCCACCCGCTGCTGCACCATCTGCTCCATCTGGCGCTGCCGCTCCGCTTCTTCCCGCTGTCTGCGGCCGTGGGCCTGGCGGCGGCGCTCCTCAGCCGTTTGGGGCTGCGCGGCGTTATCCGCCTCGTTGCCTGTGGCTTCCGCCGGTGCGGCCGCTGCGGCCTCCTCCGCGGCCTGTGCCGCGGCGGTCTCTCCCGCCGGAGCGATTTCCTGTGTGGCTTCCGCCGCTGCGGCGGCTTCCGCCCCCTCTTCAGGCTCCACGCCGAAGGCGGCGGCCACGTCCATCTCGCTGTATTCCATACTGTTCTCCTTCCATGTTTACGCTGTCGGTGCGAATGTTCCATGTTTCCGCTGTCGGTGCGAATTGGTGCCCGGTTCACCGCTCTTCGCGGTTTCCCGCCTTACTTGCCGGCCTTGCCGCCGTTTTTGTTGCGCAGGTCGTTGCCGGTGATCTTCTGATAGCCCTTGGCGGAGCTGCGCACCTGATGGGGCGCCTCCACATGCTGGGTACCGCCGGACTTGATCTTTCCAACATAACCGTTCTCCTTGCTCATGCTGCCATCCTCCTTTCCACCGTCTTTGCGCCCGTTTTTACGCATCGGCGCTCTGCGAATCGTTGTCCTCGTCTGTGGCGGGCCGCTTACTCAGCCGTCGGTCAAATAGGCCGCACCGGGGGTTGCGGCACACCATCTCCCGCTCCACCGTGCCGTCTCCGGTTACGGAGGCGCGATAGATCATCATATCCACGCCGCATTCCGGGCATCTCATAGCGCAAGCCCTCCTTCCTCCGCGGCCTCCAGGGTCTCATTGCCTGCTTCCGTAGGCTGGGACAGTAGCGCATTTGCCTGTCCCCCCTGCTGCTGTGCGGCCCTCTCTATCTCCCGCCGGATCTTCTCCTTCATTGCTCCGGCCATGGGGTAGTGCAGCACATCCATTTGCTCCCAAAAGCGCAGTACGCTCTCATACTTGTCGGGCGGCCCGAAGGTGCCTTCCCGGAAGTTGAGCCGCGTCTCCTGCCACATGGCCTGCCGGTCTCTGGCCAGGGGTGCCGAGGCGTCGCAGGAGAAAAGGAAGTCGGTGTTCCATTGCCACTCCCCGCTCTCGTCCTGGTAGAGGAAATCGAATCGGTTGAACTCCAGATACTCCCGGTCTCCGCTGTCGTTGGTGCTGCGCACCACCCGGGGCTCCTCGCTGTAGGCCAGCATCCAAAGGAAAATCCGCTCGAAGAGGTCCTGGAACAGCGCCTGTTTCATCACCCGCTTGCTTTCCATGCGGCCCTGGGCCTGCTGGGCGGAGAACTCCTTGGCCACCGCGCTGGTGGCGGTGGGATCCCGCCGGCCCTGCATGGAGTCTGTCACGCCGATGATCTGCCGGGCCTCCTCGTAGAGCTCCGAGCGCAACGTCATGTCGTCGTTGATGGACGACGACGTGGAGAACGTGCGAATCATCTGCATGGTCTTGGGACTGTCCACCTCCAGCACCGTTGTGTCACTGTCGCTGACGAAGTTGGTGCCCGAGGGCTTGGTCACAAAGCTGCCGGAGGACAGCACCTTGCTCTTGATTTTGCTGCCGATCGCGTTGGCGCCGTTCTGCTGCTCCTCTACGGCGTCGGCGTCGCTGCCGCCCCAGAAGCGCCCCGGCCGGGACACGTTTTTGCGGATGATGATCGGGTATACCGCCGGGCGGAAGTAGGGAATTTTCGTGGGCTCCATCATCACCTGCCGGCTCTGCACCAGCGGCGCGATGCCGCCGGGCGGAGAAAGCTGCGGCAAAAGGGTGTCTGTGTTCGCCGGGGCGAAAATCGGCATCCCCCATTCGTCCACCGCCGGCTGCTCCGCCGGAATGCGGGTCCCCAAAGCCGTCACCACGTCCTCGTCCAGCGTGATGCTGTCTCTGGCCTCCCGGTCGAATTTCGTTCCGCCGCAGTACCGGCACTTGTGCCCGTCACCCACGGCGCCGCAGGCGCGGCAGATATGCACCTGCCTGGCCTGGTAGTCGTCCAGGTCCTCCAGCACCGTGTCGCCCACCCAGGCAAAGCGCCCGATGCCGCCGCTGCTGTTGCGGTAGTACACCGTACACTGGGTCACCAGCTCGCCGGTGCCGTCGGTAGCGCCGTCGGCGTTGCGCACCTCCGGGGCCTCCTCGCTCTCGTCGGACACGTCCACACCGTACTGCGTCTTGATCTGCCGCTTGGTCTTGGCCTGCTTCAGGAAGATCCAGTCCATGTCCTCCACCTGGTATACGCCGGGCTGAGGGATGATCTCCCGGGGGTGCAGCAGGTCAACCGTCAGTTGGCCCATCCAGCCCCGGCCCTTCGCCGAGCTGTCCCACCCAAGCAGGAAACCGAAGCCGCCCTGCAACGGACTGACCCTCTCCGCCTCGTCGTTGATGCGCTCCATGGGCAGGCGGTCCATGACGTTGGAGATCATGCACTCGATGATCCGCGCCAGCTTCTCATCCTCCTGGTGCAGCGCCGTCACCTTGGGCGCCGGGATGGTGCTGTCTACCTGCGTCTCCACGATTTCCATCACGATGTTGCGCACATGGATGGGCTTCTTCGCCTCGACGCCGTCGGGGCTGTACACCACTTTGCGGCCGTCGTATCTGTCCTCCCGGCGCTTCATGGTCTCCGGGCTCAGTTCCCGGTGGGCCTCCGCCTCCG